CATGTGATCAAGTTCATGCAAATAACAACGAGCAGTTAGACCTTCAAGGCGAGTTTGAACTGTTTCACCAAGTTCATTGGTGTATTCAACATCAACCCATTTAGGTCTTTCAATCTTACAATAGAGAGCGGGGAAAGAGAGGCAACCTTCATCTGCTTTTTGCATTTCATCCGATTGTGCAATAACTTTCGGGTTAATACAAACCATACTGAAGTTTTCATACCCAATAATAAAGATTCGTGCAATAACGCCACATTGATTTGCCGAAAGACCTATGCCGCCAAATTTCTCCATGGTCATCTTCATCTGTTTCACCAATGTGTTAACGCCTTCATTTGGCAAAGCACCGGTATATTCTGGCATCTTTTGAGCAAGCAAAGGAAAATGTTCGCCGTAAAGTGTAAGCGGTTGCAATACTTTTGGTTTAGCCAAACTTTCGGCTGTGTTTATAACTAAAACATCATCCCTCATTTTTTCACCTTTGAGAAATTCTTTTCTTTTACGAATCGTATAACATTAGCAAATTTATCTTGTAGTACATCACCTTTATGCGATATGACAAACAAATTTACACCCTCCAACATATGTAGGATATTCATCAAATACTCTGTGCCATTAGCATCAAGGCTCGAATCAAAGGTTTCATCAAGAATCAACAGGTTGGTATTTGCAGAATTCTTCAACTTAGCAACAGCACGCCAAGTCAACATCAATGCCATATCAATTCGTTGTTTTTCGCCTTCAGAAAAATTATTGTATGAAAATTCATCACGATGGCGAGACTTGATTGTTTCTTTGAACGATTCATCAAGATTAAAATTAACAAAGAAATCCAAAGACGCTAAATACTTGTTGACCAATTTGTTGATGATAGGCAGATATTGTTTAACAATTTTGGTTTTGATACCGGTGTCTTTCAACAAGTTTGAGGCAACTTCTAGATATGACTTTTCTTGTATTAATCCTTGCAAGTCTGCTTGCAGTTGAGACAGAGAATCCTGTAATACTTTTAGGGATTGTTCTTCTCTGTCTGTCACTTCTTTAGAGTTTTTCAATTCATCAATCAACTTCCGCAAACGAGCAATCAGTTTATTTGTTTCGGTGATTGTTGCGTTGTGTGTGGCAATTTCAACCTGCTTAGTGTTAATAAGAGTTTGTTTTTCGGTAATCTCATTCAACTTAAGTTGTTGTTCTACCACTTTTTGTTCTAGTTGAGATAGGCCATTCTCACATTCAACAACTTTTACATTAAGGCTGGCAAGTTCTTCATCTTTAAATGTAACATCAATAGTCTGTTTACATGTTGGACAATTATTATGCGTTTCAAAGAATCCAATGTCTTTTTTAAACTTGGACAAATTACTTTCAATTTGTGATTCAAGTTTTGTAATCTTTTTCAACTTACTTTCAACTTCAAGTTTGTTTGCAACAACTAACTGCAATTCAGTTGTTTCAGCAGTTAGAGTTGTGACATTGGCAAGCATCGTGACAATAGTTTGATTGTGTGTGTCAATCTCATTCTCATATTCAACTACTTTGTCCTGATTGTTCTGCTTCATTTCGTCAATATGCTTTTTCTGCATATCATACTTTTGTTGTGCAAGTTCTATTTCATGTTTCTTGTTTGCACTCACTTCTTTATTTGTAGACAATCGTTCTTTTACCAAAGAATTCATGGTAGAAAAGATTTGAATATCTAGCAAGTCTTCAATAATTGCTCGGCGATCTGATGCCGACAATTGCATGAATGGTGTAAATGAAGCTGAGCCAAGAATCACAATTTGTGTGAAAGACTTGTAATTTAGTTTCAATACAAACTTTTCTAAGAATTCTTGGTAGTCTTTAGATGCGGCATCTTGATTGAGTAGATTGCCATCGCAGTATATTTCAAAGATGTTTGGTTTAATACCACGAACAACTTTGTATGACTTATTGTTCGTATTGAATTCAACTTCAACCAAACAATCTTTTTGATTGATACTGTTCAACAGTTGTGGTTTGTTGATTGCTCGAAAAGCCTTACCGAATAAACCAAAACACAATGCGTCCAACAAAGTCGATTTGCCAGACCCATTTTCACCAACAATCAAAGTATTGGTATTTGTTTGTAGATTTATTTCAGTAAAATAGTTACCAGTGGAAAGTAGATTTTTCCACCTCACTTTTTTGAACAATAGCATTAATCAGCAACTTCCGTGTTTAGAGCCTCAACATAGAGTTCTCGCATCATTTTTTTCAACTTATCATTTTCAACATCAAGCGTAAGTGCGTCAATATACTTAGACAAGATGGTCATAGTGTCTTCAGCTTGGTCAATGATATCATCATCAATTGTAGTGTCGGTAAAATCTTCGACAATTGAAATATCAGAACAACCAGACTTGTACAAATTATCAATCACATGGTCAAACAAATATGGATTCTGTTTGTTGACCACAACCACTTTAACATAAGTTTCTTTCAAAGAATTGAAATCATATTTCTTCCAATGTTCAAAGTCCGTTTCACTATCATTGTAAAAAACTTTGTTGAACATTGTAATTGGATTTTTTACGAATTCAAGTTCTCTAGTTTCGGTATCAAAAATATGAAACCCTTTTGGATCAGAATAGTCTGCCCATGTCATTTCATAAGGCGTACCAACATAAGTGATATTGCCGTCAGAAGACTTATGGTGAAAATGGCCAGACAAAACTACATCATAACGCTTTAATTCTTTTTTGTCAATACCAACTTCACATACATTGCCACGATCCATTTCGAAACCAGAAATTTCAAAATGCCCAAAACAAACTTCAGACCTTGATGTTTTTATCTTATCGAAAATTTCTTTTTCGTTTTCGTCACAAATCCAAGGCACAATATCAATATCAAGTCCATCAATATTGATTGTGGCAAAATTTTGATACACTTTCACATTGTCATAGTCTTTAATCACCAAAGACGGTGAATTCACATCAAGTGTGTTCTTGAAGGCAACATCGTGATTGCCAATCAATGTATGAACTGTAATATTATCTTCTTTACAGATATCAAAGAAGTATCTGCGTGACAGATAAAGCGAATTAAAGTTGATAAACTTTCGCCGGTCAAACAAGTCTCCCATCTGAACGATGGTATCAATCTTGTTTTCTTTCAAATACGGAAAGAAAATTTCGTTGTAGAATCTTTTGAAATACTTATGAAAATCTAATGAATCGCCACGAGCACCAAAATGTGTGTCACCCAAAATACATATTTTCATAGTTGTTTTTTCAACGATTCAATCTCATCTTTCAGTTTAAGTTTTTTCTTTTTCAAATCAATAATCATTGATTGATTTCCGTGTGTACTTTCAACACGAATAATTTCTTTGTCCATCAAATCATGTCTTTCTTGTAAGACACGGATTCTGTCTTGAATTTCTTCAGTGTTCGTCATCGATTTCTGCTCCTAGGTCTTTAAGTGCTTTAAGTTGACTGTTTTTCTTTTTGTTCTTTTTATTTTCTTCAAATGTTTGAATAAACTCGGAAATGTTATCGTAAAGTTGGAACTGCCTCATGTTGCCATCAGAGTCTTCAAACATTTCAAATTCATCCAAAATACCAAACTGTTCTGTTGCCTTGTATTTAACATACAACTGCTTTTTCTCTTTCATAATTCTACGGAGAAAAGCATAGTAAATAATCTGTGTGAAATAGGCAAAAGGATTCTTTGACTTGACTGGATCAAAGTTTCTAAAGTACATCAAACAATTTTCAATGCCGTCAGATATCATTTCATCTCGGAAAGAGTATGAAACGAAATTAGGCTTGCGAGACAGATGGTCGGCGATCTTTAAGAAACACTCGCCTATGTAATTTGGAATAGGAGGATCCGGTTTCTTCTCAAGTGCCGCTTTGTCGCAAGCTTCTTTGTATTCGATTAACGCCTTCAAAAAGTCGGCGTTGTTGATGTAGTGGTTTGTTTTCTTTGTCATAGTTTTCACATTCTATAAGTTTATCGGTTATATGTCAATGGTTTGTAACACATTTGCCTAAGAGCTCTTGTTTTTGGGCCTTGACAAGTGTTACATTGGCGGTGTTCCGTTTGATGATAATTCTTTGGTAACTCTTCCTAGTAATGTCTGTACTCTAGTACGATATTCAAACCCTAATGTAGATGCCTTCTCACCGCTTTCGTAAGGAGGTTTTCTACCTTGTGAGTAATACTGATCTGCCGTTATATCAATTAAATTATCATCTTTATCTACCACCCACCAGTGCCAGATACCTTCATCATCAAGAGCTCTT